CTTAAAACGGGAGCTCTTCTCTACTTGTATTTAGCTCATAATATTTATCGACTGTTTTGGACCATTTATCTGCATATGATTCAAATTCCTCGCTTATATCAAACTCTTTAAAATTACCATCTCTATCCACCATTAAAATATAGCAATTTTTAATGTCTGTGTCAAACATTTTATTATGTGCTAATGCATAGGCAGTACCTTGTAAAAAATAATTTTCTACCCATTCACGTTTCTTTATTTTTTTAGATGTTTTAAAATCAATTATTGCGGGTTCGCCTTTGTATATACCAACTAAATCACTAGTACCAGCATAAAGTCCTGGATAAAAAAGAGTACATTCTACGCCCCAACATTCATCCATATTATCTTGTAAATTTGTTATAAGGGGCTTACTAATTTTTTCAGCCATTTGCCAAACCAAATTACCATTTGGTTTTGCCTCTACCTCTAACAAATAATTTTCAACAAGTTTATGAGTTGCAGTACCAAGTCCTGCCGCTTCTTTTTTAACTTTATTTGCTTCTTCTTTTCCTACACGTTTTTGCCATGCAAAAATTGCTGACTTATCAGATGTAGCATCTAATATTGATGTTACACTAGGTAAGTTTTCGTCGCCAACTTCATATACGCGACTGCCTTTTACCATCGAACGTTGTGATGCTGGATAATCATATTTTGGTTTCATTTTACCCCGGTAATTAAGTTATATAGATAATTCGCCCATTCCGCGACGGCTTCTTCTTCATAATAACCATAACCACTAGGTTTAGGTTGCACCGTTCTACATATATTATAGTATGTTTTGTAGCCTTTGTCAAGTTGAGATTTAATCTCGTATAACTTTTCTACTATATGAAAAACATAAACTTTATGTCCTCTATATTCTAATAATTCTTTACATCTGTCTATTTGTATTTTTTGATAGTCTGATGCACTATTAATATCAAATTTATTGTCAAGCCATTGTTGATATATTTCATCATCATCACTTGACTCTATAGATTTATTATTCCAGTACACTCTATCTGGAAATGTTGTCATAATAATAATTAATGATTTTTCAGTGGCAGGACTATTAGAAAGGGCAAGATGTATAATTTCTTCATTTGATCCAACTTCAACGCCATAATTTTCAACAGGCAAGTTTAATTTATTTCCTAGTAAAACAGGCCATGAGGAATTATGATCTTTTAACATAGAACCTTTGGTATGTGAATCACCAAAAGTTTTTAATTTTACCAGTAAATTTTCCAATCGAAGGTGTTGGTTGTAACGGTGTCTGTTACTCTCTCAACTGTATAGCCAGCATCTACAAAATACTTAACTACACGGTCCATTTGATATTTTTTAGATCTATCTTCAACACTACCTTGCCATACGTTATAGTAGGATTGTGCCGTTGCACCTGTGGTTGTCATTGTGGTGCCTGTAGCAATAGTCGATTCTAAATTCCCAGCGGCAACATCAGTAATAATTTGTGTTTCAATGGCTTTTATTTCACCATGTATAGTTGAATCTATTGATGTCTTTTTTCTTGCCTCTGCGGCATTCATATATGCACTCATTTTTTAATCGCCTTTATTGCTTGTTTTTTTGCTGTCGCTTTCATTTTATCTTTTGATTTTTTTGCTGGACTCATTCCTAGTCCTGGGTCTAATGATATTTCGTGTTCATTAGCATCCGTAACTAAAGGAATAGAGCCTAATATTTCTATTAAGCTCACATTGTCTATATCAAAATTATCTTTGTGTAAATTGTTTTGAAGTGCTTGTAATGAAATTTTTGTGATGCCATTTAATTTAGCCATGCCCAAGAGATTAATGATAGTATCTCTTAGTGCTGATTCATAATCTGTGGCTTCTACCAAAGTTGCTAATTTCATTCATTCCTGTCCTACTACTTAACTTGCATTTTTAAATATGCGGCGGCTTTTTTAATTGCATCTACAGGAACTTTGCCATTTTCCATTTTATGTTCATAAATGTAACGGCCGGCTTTTTCTAAAGATTCTTTAGGAATACGTCCGGTTGGTTCATCAATAGCACCTGATGCGGCTTCTGCTCCAGCAAAATCATCTTCAGTTGGAACATCCATACCCGGATCCATTGCTGGATCTGCTGGTGCCATACCGGCATCCATTGCCGGGTCCATTGCCATTTCAGGAGCAGGACCTTCACCCGACATTCCTAATACTGCATTGTCCATTCCATCACGAGCAGACTTAACTGCATCTAATGCTGGTTGCAAAATACCTTCTGCTTGTTGGTTGAAACCATTTGCCATTTCAATACCGAAACTTTGTTTCATAGCATCAACAATAGGCATTAATTCCTCTACTTGCATTTCTGCAAGATCTTCTGCCATACCTTGCAACTTATCAATCATTGCTTTAGCGGCAAGAACAACTTCGGCTTGATCCAAATCTTGTTCCATAAGTGTAGCCAATTTCTGTGGCTTTGCACTTTCTTTGACTTTCTTTTTTGTTTTACGCATTGTGGGGCTCACTTCTCTTAGCACTTCTTCGTACAAACTAGCCTGCAATACATTTATTGCATATTCGGGAGTTGATTCAGACCCCGGATTGTTTCTTTTATCTTGTATATGTTCTTTTACTTTTTTTAACTTGCCTGAGGCATTAGTAAAATCTTTTATCTTTTTGCCAGTGAACGATTGCAATGCGGAATTGATTGCCGTTGGCTCCGAGACAGTAATATCAAATAACTCCATGGTTAAATCCTGTATTTGTACGATGTTTTAATTATTTATCAATTATAATGAGTTTAGTATCTTTCTTTTAATATCAGTAGCCTTCATTTTTACTTCAGTTAATTTGGCTTCATATATACCGTTTGGATTTGTTTTTACTCGTCGGCTTAAATTAGCACCTTCGAATAATTTACCACCATACTCGTCGTCTAATTTAGCAACTACATTTGCTTTTGAATGGTTGTTTTCCATTAAATGTTTTACAATAGCAGATGCAGATGCATATAAACAGACATTTTCGTATAATATGTCTGTTCCTTGCATTATATTATAATACTTTTTCTTAATATTACCTATAGTACCTTGTATTTTTTCTATAGAATATCCGTCTATTTGTATGCGATTTTCGGTTACTTGCATTGGTACTTCGGCTTTTACTGTTTCTACTGCATCATGTGTCGCATTTGTAAAATTTTCAAGTATTCGACGCATTTCAGGATCTTTACCTGCCATTGGTGCAATAGGTGTATCAGTTGATACCGTTGTTTGAGTTGTTGACGGTGTAGTACTTGCAACAGGTTGTCCACTTGAGGCGGCATTAAACTTGCTTAGTACATCCACCATACCTTTTCGTTCTTCGTCCGTAATTGCTTGCATTTTATACCTTTATAATTTGTCCGCCAATGTAATCAATAACTCCACGTGATCGCATTTTTTGCAATAATAACTTTTCACGTTCATCAATATCTTTATTTTCTTTTATGTTTGTATTAACATATTTAAAGAACACTTCGTGTTCTTCATTACTTAGCGGAATTGAAATCGCATTATCTAATTCTATAAGTTTCATGCCATGCCCCCTACTCTTTTGGCTCGTTGCATCATTTGACTTGCTACCATGTCATTAGTAACAAGAAATTCTTCTCCTGTATCAGGATTTGTAACTACTGCATTACGTTTAACTTCACTTCGTTTCATTGTTGGAACAGGCTTCCTTGTTGATTGTGATGCTCCGGTTGGTGGTGCTTCTGGATTAGGATTGTTGCCAGCAATTCCGGGTTTTTGTTCGGGTGCAATAGGTGCTAATTGTGTTGATTGTGTTTGTTGTGGGCTTTGCGGTTGACTAGGTCCTTTTTCTTTTTGTGCAGGAGTAATATATTCTTCAAGTTTTTGTTCTCCTAATTTTAATCCATAAAAATTACCAGAATGCATAGCCTGTTTAATGCTTATAATATCTGTAACATCAAGTTGATTCATAAATTTTTCTATTTGTTGTTCTGATGCATTTAGTTTTAAAACATTTTTAACAAATAAAGATATAATATCTTTATCTACATGATGATGTCCTTCTTCGTGACTGTATTCGGTTATTGATTCTTTTTTTAATTTGCTTGATTGCTCGCCACGTGTAGCATTGTTAAAAGCAGATTGTATTTTTGATGCCATAGTTGTTCCGTCTTTTTTAGGATTCCCAGAAGGTTCGTCAAGTGAAAATTTTCTTATTAAATCTTTTCCATAGCCTTTAGCCCATTCTTGAGCATCCCAAGATAATTGTTGTACTACTTGATCGGCAACACCGGTTTGCCATTTTTCTTTATTTTTACGTTGAGCTTGGGTCATTTGATCTGTGTCTTTACCAAAAAGATACTGACCGTAATTCCTAGGATCCCATACAGACGGACCTTTATTTGTTAGTCCGTCAAACGGATTAATATCAGTAGGTAAGGTATCTTTAAAGTCATCATGTTTATCGGTTATTCCTCTACTCCTTGTTAAAGGACTACTATGAATACCTATTGATGCTATTGAGGTAACATCCTTTATTGTATCTGCACGACGAACATCGACGAAATATTTTTGACCTTCTTTGCTATATTTGATTGCTCTTTTTCTTTGCTTGTTAAGACCCGGATTGTTTGTCTTAGTGTTCCAAAAATTAGCACCTCCATTATAACTGCCAAATGCACTTCCTCTTATATACTGGTCTGCTTCTATTTTTGCGTTCTTCTTTTCCCTCGTCATTGGTCCTATATCATAATTTCTCAACGCCTGAAGATGCCCTTGGTACCTTTTCCATTCTTTAGTTCCTGGTTTTAAATTTGATTTTACTTGTTGTGTATAGGTTGGATCGCCTGATTTTAATTTTTCTTTCTTACTAATAAAATATAACATTCCAATTCTAAATGGATCTATGCCGTCGCCCTTCCAGTTTACATCTTGTACTTCTATATTTGTATATCCTTTTGGTGCAGTTGGATCAACTGATTTTGTGTTTGCTGGTTCTACAAAATCTGTAACATTAAATTGAGTATCGTAGGCGGCCCATTTACGATTAAATTTCTTATCCTTTAACCATGAATTAACTGAATTTAAGCAGGTGCTCCGACATCCTATAGGACCATATGCTCGATCTTGCCAAGGACGTTCTTCGTAAGTTGCGTTACCATTTTTGTCATACCCGTTAATTTGAAAATTATCTGCAACTTGATCTGGGTTCCATTTACTACCCATTTCCTGATTAATTAATGTAAGTGCCTCGGATCTAAAGTCAGCTCTAGAAGCCGCATCATTTCTAATTAATTTTCTAGTAGTAAATTCATTTTCAAGTTGATCAATCCACCCCATAATAATTTTACCAGCCTTTTTTTGAAACTGTTTAGAGACTTTTGCGCCGACTTTTTTTGCTTTACTATACGTTTTTACTTCTTCAATACGCATTATCGTCTCTTATTCATTGCTTGAATTCGTTTACTAGCGGCATTATATTTTTTAGTTCTTAGAGCTTTTCTTATCAAACGGGGGCCATATTTTGCCTTAGTTTTTTTAAGTTGTAGTCGTTTTTTTAAATCGATTGGTGCGTTGCATTGACTGGGGGAAGAAACTGCTCTACCTTTACGCATTCCGTATGTACATCTATATTTTTTTATAACTTGATTTTTTCCTTTACGAGCCCAAACTACTTTGGTTTCGATAAGAATATCATCATTTAGGCATTCTTCGAGAAGCATACAATGAACCTATATTAACTTTTTAGTATTTATTACAACATGTGAGTTAGCCATGCACCTACAATAGAAACAACAATACCTACTAATAGGCCCATTAACATTTTATGTTGGGAGGCTTGGTTTTCGTGCATTTTCATCATAATATCGTCTACTTTACGGAAAAGTATATCAAATTTATGATCACTGGATTTTGATTCTTCTTCTATACGTTTACTCAAATTGTCTAATTTCTCATTCATTTGTTTGTACCTTTCACCGCATTTATCTACGTGAAATTCAAGAGAAGTTTCCTCTCTCAGTGGTTCTATTTTTTTGGGTCTTGCGGCTCTAGGCATAATAAAACTAATCCTTAAAATAACAATTTGCCGAGTGGCTTTGAGTAAAGTATTTGTGGTGTTAGCCTTTGTTTGCCTCTGTCGGGGGATACCGTCCCCAGCACCCCCACAGTAGATACCCCCTTCGTTATTAACATTTCCCAACAAAAGTTTAGGAAACATAACCTCCAGAGAGGGTTTCATAATATATTTATGAAGTCATAAAAAAAGGTAGGCGTTATAATACGCCTACCCATTGTTTCGGAAACAACTTAATTAATTAAAATTAAGCGTGGTATCCTCTAAAGTCTGCTCTGTAAAAAACGTCTGCAGATGAAAGGTTGATTGAATCAACTGTTCCTAATGCACGAATTGCTACTTGTAAATTCGCGGCGGTTACGTTGATTGGACCTTGTGATATAACGTGTACGTGTGATGTATCATCAGCAGGTACAGTTACAACAGCAATAGTCATATAATGCATGAAAGCATGTGCGATTGCAGGCACAGTACTTAAATCACCTGAAGAGTCAATTCCGGTTTTTGCATCAACTGCGGCTTTGCAGTCAACTGCCCAATAACCTAAATCAGCTCCGACCATTTCTTTAGCGGCGGTTCCACCATGTTGTTTCAATGTAATTGTTCCAGCGGCCATAATATTTCTCCTAATGCTTCTGGTTGTTAAGTTTATTTATCAAAAGAATTAAAATATTTTTCTCTAACAGTAGAGAATATATCCATGATTCTTCCGTGTGTATTAAAATACCCATATAGCAATCTAAATAGTTTATGCTTTTCGTTGCTATGTAATTTATTATATCGTTGTGCTAAACTTAGTGCTTGTGAAACATTGCTATTCTGTACACCAAATGTAGATTTTAACTTATAAAGAAACGCAATAGTATCTGAATTTGTCATGTTACCTGTGCTTATTTTAGTTAAATATTTTCGCATATACCATGCCGGCAATGCTTTTGATTTAAGTAATTCGCATGTTTTATCATCTAGCATGTGAGTTTTAGTATAAAATGCAGATATAAGAGTATAGGTATCATTCATTGAAATTGAAGTTTTATTAAATCCTGGATAAGCACTATAAATTTTTCTTGTATATTTTTTAGCATCTTCGTCGCCTTCTTCACCTAACACATATAATAAAATTATACTACATGTTGTTAAATTAACAGCATCAACAGCAGATAATTGTTTGCTCCAACTTCTATTATGAAATGCTTTGCCTTCGGTTAATATATTGTCACGGAAAAACGTAAATCTTTCCATTGTATTAACCATGTCAATTGTTTCTTGTTTTCGTTCACCTTTAGCCGTGCCTACTTCGCCCGATTTAATAGATACCATAGAATTAAACAATCCTTTAACCCTTTCTTTGCTTACAGGGTGTTTTAAAGACAATTTAACGTCATCTAACAGCTCTTCAAACGACTGTCGTAGGTTAAAATGACTTAATAAATTAACTGTATCAGCCCATTTATTTGATTGCCATAGTATTTCTCTTGTACCTTTTACTTCTCTACCGGCTTCATCAGCATCATATGCTCGTAAACTTAAATTAACTCCACTTAAATTAAACTCTAATTTCTTATCTGTTTCTGGAACTTGTAAACCGACTCTAGCAAGTAAATCAGGTAATTTTCGTACATGTTGTGCTTCTTGTATTGCAATCTTAACAAGCCCTAAAACCAGTCCTTGTTTTTCAGCAGTCATATTAAGAAAGTTTTCTTTAAATGAACTTTCCTCGGGTGTTAATGCTATAATGTTATCAATTTGAACTGTTTTTTCTTGTCCAACTTGTGGGTAATTTACTGTTATAATTTCACCTGAATTGTAACTACGTCTACCAGTATATTTGTCGCTAGTAAATGGAAGTATCTCAGTATTTGGGCGAGCTTCTAAATATCGTTGTAAATCTTTTTTAATATCTTTCTTATTGTCAGCATCTAAATGTATAATTAAATCAATGTCACCAAAATCGTCTTTACCTGACGCATTAAAACTTCCACTGATTATAGCATCACGGAAAGGCGGAAAACCTTTTAAAACGTCATTTACATAACGATCTACTGTAGGCTTAACATATTCTCTATCAATTCTGTGTGATCCTGCTACACCGCTCATTAGTATTTCCTTTTCTCTAAATTACTACCTTTGTTATTTTCATCTACACATTGGTAGTAAGGTAAACTGGCATCTTTATTAAGAGCTCTAGTTCCTCTTTGAGGTCCTGGCCCTTTAACCCAATGTCCAAAACACCCTGATGTACTTGTTCCACATCCAACAACTATCCATGTTGCCATCATTACGAAAAGTAATAATAGTCTCTTCATATTTTACCTTTAAACTGCTTTATTACATTCATACCTAATATTATTTAAACAATTATTACATATGGTATTATTTTCTCGTTTTTCTTTCGTTTTTTCTAATACATGGTCTAATGTTTTAAGTATTTTTCTTTTAGTATTTTTTATTTGGCTTAAAAGATAATTTTCAGAAAAGGTTATATATTTGTTTTTATGCATAATTTGCTCCTATTTTACCTTTAATTTGTTGGATACATTTGATCTGTATAATCAACTTTAAATTTCTTTTTCTTAGGTATAAAATCTCTAGCACGTTTTACACCTGCTTGCATTGCTTTTTGTATCTTTTTTCGTCGTCCAGGTGTTACCCATTTAAATCCTCTATCGGGGTGTTGGGGCGAATTCATTGCGGCAGTATGTAACCAACTACCTTTGGGTGCGGCAAGTGCTTTATTAAAATAATCTTGGCTATGAAAAAATGCACCACCTTTTAATTCCGGTCGTAAATCACCTCTAACCCATTGCTGAATTCCTGCACCTTCTGTCATTATCTCACTTGCTTTCATGCAGTCTCCGTTTGATACTTTGTTAGGTTACTATTATTTGGTAAAAACTTACCAGATAATCCCAATGCTTTTTGATTTCTAATCCAATATTTTTGTAAATCATCCGGAATATCTACTCGAGTTTTATCTAATATTTTTAAGTAAATTTGTATAACACTATCATAATCTGGATGATTTAAAATAGAATCATGTAATGTAAAATAATTATCTAATTCTGCTCGTGATAAACTAATACCAAATAATTCATTGAGTAAGTTTAATGCTTCCTCTGGTGTTCTTGCAACTACTTCTTTAGTTGCCTTATCTTTAACACCTACTTTATGATTAAATGAAAAATTCTTTGCTTGAAACATTGCTAACATTAATTGTGTTCTATGCAATCCTTTAATATTAGAATTTTCATCATACTCACTAGAGGAATAACTAAATTCTAACCAAGGTAAATGTCCTACCATCCAATCAATTTGTATACCTATATTTAAATTATTACCTTCTTCATCAAATTGCGGAAACATTCCAAAAGCATTACCAGGAGTAACTTTTTTAGGATCCATATGTATAGTAGGTGCATGTTCATTAACATATTCGCTAATTAAAACTAATGCGGTTTTCATAGCAACTTGTTCGTCGCTTGATGTTCTTGCTCGCTTTTTAAACTGATCAAATCTTTGAACAAATTCTTCAGGTTTAATATTCCATTGTTGAACTGTTTGAGTAGAAATACCTCGAGGAAATAATTTTGTAGCATCTATTGCTAAATCAATATCACCACTGGTACTTCTTTTACCTACCGAACCTGTAGGATGAAAATCGCTAGGATTTATATTTGCTCTAGGAAAAACTTGTTTTAATTCTGCAAAGTATCGTTCTAAGGTAGGCTGAATATTTTCTCGATTAATGCGGTCGGTATTACCTCCAAAGACGTTACCGCCTTCTAATATAACCTCCCTGACTAGCATTAAATTTCTCCGAATTGTTTTTTATATCTATTTTGTTTGGCAAGTTTATTGTATGCATTTACTAATGTTTCCATCTTGTCTTGAAACACCGGGTTGTCGTTATTGTATAACAATTTATATGCTCGCCGTACCATAAACGGATCTGCAGGGTCATTAATATCTGCGGTTGCAATGCTTTTAGCAAGTTCCATTAATTGTCTAGCAACATTACTTTGCAATGACTTAATATCATATGTTCCACCACTGCCAGGAAAAACGTCGGTGCTAAAAGGATCCTTAGGATCTTCTTTTAATCTATCAATTACATCTTTCTCAGTAAAAGCCTGTTGGATTCTACGTTTAGGTCGTGGACCTCGCATCACTCTTTTTCTAGTTCCTGCTATTTCAATTTCGGCTATTTTCATGTTTTATCCCTGTATATCGCTTGCTTTGCCAAAAGTGGTCTTTTTAGATTGATGTGTTACTACCCCTGGTTTTGTTTTTTGTGTTGGGGTTTTGCGAGGATATCTTGCTCTCCAATCTTCTAAAGAACCTCCTCCGGAAGATATCTGTGCCATCGTTGCAACATCTGTTGGCGACATACCATATTTTTTTCTATGTGGCATCATTCTTTGAGCCATTTGGTCCATGTTTGGACTTCGACCAGCATAAGGTTGTCCTCCTGCGGCGGACCATTTACGTTGAGCATCATCTCTTGCACTTTGTTCTGAACTATATTTTCTGCCCCAATGACCTTGCTTATTGTATTGGTACCATTCTTTACCGGTCTTTTTATCTATGCCTTTTCTATAACGAGCAGACTGACCACTTGAATCACCTCTAGTAGGGGAAGTTATTAGTTCCGCTTCATTTATTATCTCAGATATTTTCATTGCTTGGTGCCCTTTTCATTCCTGTTACGAATTTTTTTGGATCTTGATTTTTAATGCTAATCAACAGCCGTCGGTGTAGATCTAGTGCTACTTCTTTATCATATGTTTCATAAATCATATCAATCAAATTAGTTACAGTTGATACAATATGCTGTCCACGAGATTCAATAACCATGCCTTTATTCTTAGGAGGTATTACTTCGTTAATCTCTTGTAACAGACTTTTAGTTCTACGTTGCATATTTTTTAGATCCTGTTATAAATATTTATATGAAATTGACACATATTATTGAACAACCCGAAGGGCCTCCGCCCATTAATCTTCAAGCAATCGAAGGCATGATTGATCAAGTTGTCCCCGATCCTGCATATGCTGATGAAATCCGTCAAGCAATCGGTATGTTAGGAAGCGGACGACAATTAACTCGTGAACACAACCAAGTAATATTGACATATCTTACAATGATATCTGGTTAATGTATCTTTTTAATTAACGATTTTAATCTATCTGTTTGGTCAACTGTTACTGCTTCTTTTGGTTCAGTATCACGCATTGTTGACGTCTTTTTTAGTTTTTCGTACAGATTTTCTTGCGGTGTTTCTTCCATATCATCTGCTAAATCTTGTATTCTTAGTGTATTAATATCAAAATCTAATTCTACTTTTTGTCCTACACCACTACTGGATCTAGTTTTCATAAATTGTATTTGCACTCTACCACGTTCTCGCATTATTCTACTAGTAAAAATTGCAATAACATTATCTGCTGTTTGTATTTTACTAATACCACCTGCAATATGACTGTGATCAAACTCTATTTCATCTACTGCACCTCTGTTTAATTGTGATGCTGTGGCAAACAAATAATTTCCTTCTACTGCAAAGTTCCTAAGTTCTTCACTAACAAACTTATCTTTAATAAACAAATCACTTGGTGGTACTTTCCGTTGTGCTGGCATCATTAAATCTAGATAATCTACTAGTATGCATTGTGGTTCTATACCTGTTTGTGTTATGTACTCTTTAATGTATACTTTAATATCATTAACTGTACAACCATTTGGTAATTGTATAATTTGTAAATTACCTTTTTTCTTTCCGTGCATTTTAACTTTTAATTCAACATCGTCAATATTTTTAAATATTTCTCTTGTTGAATATCCTGTTATCATGCTGTCTAGTCGCATTGCAGTTAATCCTTCACTAAGTTCTAAACTCAAGTATATTACATTAAATCCTGCTTCGACCCAGTTAAGTGCTAAGTTTTGTAAGAATAAACTTTTACCTGCACCAGATCCTCCTGCAAATATACTAAGTTCTCCTCTATTAAATCCACCATACAATTTGTCATCTATTGTTTTCCATCCTGTACTTGTACTACCATTTTTATCTCTTAACTCTGTTAACCGAGCAAGTGGATCTTGCCAATAATCTGTTCCTAGGTTTTTTGTTAAACCAATACTAACTGCTTCTTTAATTATACCTTCTACTGTACCATATTCTTGTGTTTCTAATAAATCTGCAGATTCTATAATTGCTTTTTCTAATGCCTTATGTTTACAAAATTGTTCAAACTCTCCTAAGAACCAATCTGTTTCATGTTTTGTAACTGGTACTTTTTCAAACTTTCCTTTTGTCTTTGCATTTAATATTTCAAACCCAGGCATAGCAGAATGTTCATCTGAATATTCTTGTATAAATTCTACACTTTCTCTAAGTGTGGCATCAAAGTATTCAGGTTGAACAATATTACTACATCTTGCATAAAGTTCTGGTTCTGTTACCAAAAATTCTATAAACATTTTTTGTAATTCGTATGTATAATCTACTTCAGCCATTTTTTCTGCTTTAATTTAATTTTGATTTTGTTATATTCCTTAGCATACAGAATTGTAAGTAAGGCTTCGAGCCTGCCATAATATGCTACTGCATCACAAATATCTTTAATACCTTCCGGCCATTCTGGCAAACTTATATGCCATCTATTCTCAACTGCAATATCCATTAAATTGGATTCTTTGCCGTCTTTATCTGGTACTACAACTTTTATTGTTGGCAAGTGATTTAATAAATCTACTTGTCTACTATTACAATGATTACCGCAAACTGCAACACCATTTACCATTAGTGCATCAAATGGGCCTTCGCATACAATCGTATATTTAACATTAGTTTGCTGATCATAATTAAATAAAAAACTTTGCGGAGACCTTGTAATATATTTTGGCGTATTTCTTGACTTTGGTCGTTTGCATAATCTAGCAGTATATCCAACAATTTTATTATTATACTCAAATGGTAAAATTATACGTTCATTAAAATTGTATACTTTCTCACTTGTATAGTGCCAATTACCTGCTTCCAATAAACTACGTTTTTCTAAGTATTTTAATGCTTTAGTAAACTCGTCTGTAACTGAACAATCTAATACAGGTTTAGCATTAATTGGTAATTTCTCTTCTTTCCATTGTCCTGGTATTGCTAATGAATCAAATGTAACTTGTGTTTTGTCAGGCTCTATTTGCATTGAAGCAAATATAAGTTTTTTAATGTCATTATCTGTTGCTCCAAGATTAGTTAATAAAACCCTAAACTTAGATGTAATTTTTCTACCTGGAAGCCATGATGTTTTAAAGCCACAATTAAAACAATGATATGCTACTGAATCATTGTTAAAATTAAACCCTCCTCGTTTTCTTGTATCGGGTCGTGATTGTCCATTAAACGTACATACCGGACAGTTCATGGTATGCCAGCCACTAGGACTAACTTTAGTATTGATTGGAAGTAATGTTTTTACGTAATCTAGTATCACGCTCGTATTAAAATTTTGGTTAATGTTCCTGCATTACTTACATCTGGTACATGCTGAAATTTTATATACTTTGTTGCAATAGTTAAATTATACGGATCTAATTTTGTTGTAGCAGATGTATAATCAACATAATCATTTACTGATCCTAATGGTATAGCAAACCATGCACTACTACCTGAAACTGTATCATCTAACGTTCCATATGCATATAGTTTACCAAAATAAGCATCTAGGTATGCAACAAAAGTAATTAACCCGTGTTTATCTGCAACTTCATGTACTCTAATTGAAGAACTTTCAAATATGCCCGAACCACCACTAGTTTCATTAAATGTTGAAACTGTAATACTATCTTTTGGCGATGCTATAATTGAATCTTCAATTTCTACATTTAAATTACCAGTTCCTGCTAAGTTTGTAAACAACGGTTTTTTAACTCCAATTGAATCTTCTGTATAAAAACCTAATCTATACATTCCTGGATCTGTGTGTTCAAAATCACCAGCGGCAGTAATCAAATCGAAGTTTCCTTCTGTTACAGTATTTTTAGAACACTTAATATTTTTTATTAATGTCCCGTCCGTATTCAATATATTAGCATATACAGACAAGTTATCAATCTTTACTGCTTTTCTATCTTTATCTTTAACTTGAAAATTAACCGTATTTGCTACGGACTTTATTATTTTAACATTTCCTGCTTGCATTGTCAAGGCACCTTTTGCGGGGTTATTTTCTAAATAGTACGTGTTGGTAAATGTATAAATATTCACAGTGAAGTATACCCCTTTATAATATTTATGGACTACGAACAAATTTTAAAACGATTCCCTTTTTTAAGTATTATTAGATCTAACGATAAAGAATACTTAGGAATTATACAACAATGTGATTCTGCATATGTTATGTTTTTTGATTATAATTCTATAAAGAACCCACAACTTAAAAAAGCATTCATCAGTTTAGGTGAAACTTGGTGGTGGGAATCTAATAGAAAAATTCCGATAACATTTTTTCTGTATAACGACATGAAAGAGTTTTATCCATTCTTAATGGTTCTTTCGGCAAAAAATACAACAATTGACAGAGGTCACGAAATTAATTTATTTAATATCTCAGAAAAGCGGACTAAGCGTCGCACTATAGAATTAGTTAAAAAACAATAGAATTTAACTGCATTACAATAAGTATTGCATAACTTATAGCATGAGATTTTTTAAAGTAATATGTTCCATCTACTGGTTTTTGCCACACTTTTTGTTCTATCTGTTGCCATGTTTCTTCCAATAGTTGTCGCTTTGCTGGCCTTATAATTGCTAGAACTGCGGCTAATTGTTCAACACTTCTTGGTTGCAACTTTCGTAAAATATCAATATGATCGTGTATATGAAATAGTTTTTTAACTACTTTCTCATCTAATAATAAGTCCCAATTTGGTTCTTTGGAAATCAGTTCTTCCAGTTTATTTGGATTAATATCTTTGTATGCACTATTATTAATCACATCTAGTTTAAAAAATCCAAGAGTATCTGCTGTTTTATAATCAACGGCACAAGTACCATTTAACCAATCGGCTGGTACATTATGAAAATAAACACCAGTCTTGTGCTTTTTATTATCTGTGAGTTTAGCAGGAACATGCTTGAATAATTCTAATACTTTATCTCTATCTGCTACATCAATATCAACATCTGTATTAAACGCCATTAAACTTCATTTCCATTATTACATTATTAGCCCAATTAATGTCATCTCTATTTCTATCAAATAACCGATTCCATTTTGGTAGATCGTCTCCAATCCAAGTATCTAAATGTTTAAGTTCGCTATCTTCCATTTTAGATAATAACTGCTTTCCAAAGTCTGTACCAACTGCAATCCATAAACTTAATTTACCATCACGTATAAGTTTTAATATCGTTGGCGAGTTAACATTTTTATAGAAGTCTTGCATTGGTTTATTTTGATCCTCTGCCCAATCTTGTGTACACAATACAAATTTTTCTAATGCACGTTGACACGATTCTTTTAATGCATGTTGTTTAATAAATTTGTCATACGTTGTATCCTTTCTCCAATGATCAACTTTAACGTTATTATCACAGATCCAATCCATAAACTCTTGATAGTTTTTAATTTGTGCTTCTAACAAATACCTAGCAAATTTAATAAATTCCATGTAATGTCGTGATGATAAAAACTTTGATATATCTGCTTGTCTATATGTATTTCTAGCAAGAAATTTATTATAACACCATAGTGCTATAATCATATACTTCTCATCTTTATCGTTGTTATATAATTTTTTTGGACAAGAATGCGATGCTAATGTTGTTTCTTTTACAAATTCACGGTTACAAAAACTACATTTAAACTTTGCCATCTATTTCATTTATCATATTTTGAATTGCTTTTTTATCATTTAGCAATATGTTTAATTCGTCTTGATTTAAACTTGGATACAACGAACTTAATCTATCTACAAGTTCGTCTTTTTTAGTTTTTTTACTAACACCAATCCACGGATGAAATTGATTAGTGCCTATACCAATAACAGATGCTAATTGCCAAAATAGTTTTTTGTGTTTGTATAAAACTGAAAAGTTTTTGTTTAGCAATTCATTAGCATATGTTAGATAATGTGTTTGTAATTCTTTGCTACCTTTAATACTACTAGTCCATCGTAACACCATAAACGGACTAAACTCTTTTTCTTGTTCTTCGGATAGTTGATCATAGAAGTCTTTATTGCGTCTATCAACTGCTCCTAACATTGATTTAAGATCAATCTTTTTCATAATAAATATATATTACACTATTTAGGTTGTTTTCGCAACCTTTATTATGGGGCACCATCCCCGTAGTGGATAGAACCCACTTTAGGAGAAAACAAATGGGAAGACCAATTAGTAAAAGACATATCGGTACACCCGATGCTGGCAACGAATTAAAATGTCGGTATCATACCGGAGCCGCAGAAGTAAACGGCTGGATTGTTGCACAAAAAGGTACCAAGCGATATAAATGCTACGATGGTTCCACTTATGCAACATGCTCATTAGTTGATAAAGCACAAGGTACATTAGCCGCTGGCGAAATGACTGTTACTGTTAAAGACGATGGCGGAACAGTTCGCCAGGTCACAAAAATTACAGGACATAGAGTTATGCTTGATTCAGGCACATCTCAGCCTTGGACATTTACAACAGATGCCGCTGATGACAAAGTGGAAATTGAAGAAGCAGGTACGGACGATTCCTTTACCGGCGCAGACGATTTCGAAGCAGACTGATAATCTAAAAGGGGAACTCGTGTTCCCCTTAT